CTCTTTCTCTGATTTCAGGGGTATATTTTAATTTGGTCATCGGAACATTCTCTCAGAATACTGAGTCTCCGACAAACCCGGTACGGTTCACAAGCTAGAGCAGACGATGCATATGAATTAGCAGATCTTACTAATACAGAAACAAGACCTATCAATCGTGGTGGTACTGGAGCTGTATCTTCTGAAGCGGCTCGTACCAATTTAAATGTACACAGTAAAGAAGAAGTAGTTTCCCTTATCCAATCAGGTGGTACAGGAACAATAGTAAATGTAAGTGGTGGTGGTACAGGTGCGACAACAGCAAGCCAAGCTAGAACTAATTTAGATGTTTATAGCAAAACAGAATCTAACTTCTTAGCTCTACCTTTAGGTACACCAATTTGGCATAACGGTACACGATTAACGATAGATGATGGTTATGCATCCTATGACGGTCAACTTCTTAATCGAGCAGACTTCCCTAGTCTATGGGCTAAGGTACAAAGTAAATTTGTAGTTATTACAGATGCAGATTGGTTAGCAGATCCTAAGAAACGTGCTGCTTATTCTTCAGGTAATGGCACAACTACTTTCCGTATGCCTGACTTAAACGGCTTCTTAGCTGACTCTATTAAAGGCTTATTCCTACGTGGTGATGGTAACGGATCTATAGCAGGAGAAACAGTTCTTCAATCAACAATTCTTACAGATGCTATTCGAGATATTCAAGGTACGACACCTTGGAAATCCTATCTTGGAAATTCTGGTGGGGCTTATACGGACAATACATCAGTAACAGGTGCTTTTGTTTCAGGCACTCGTACTACAGGAGGAAATACACTGTCTGGCTCTTCTTGGAACTCTGTAAGTTCGTCATCAAATGCACCTATGGAGTTTAAAGCATCTAATGTCGTACCTACAGCAAACGAAAATAGACCTGTATCAGCAGTTGGTATTTGGATCTGTAGAGTAAGTACAGGAACAGCAGAACAAGTTTCACCTAATACAGCTCCAAGTCTAACAGGTGGTAATACCTGGGGAGGAAGTCAAAGTGTTCAAGGTAATTTAACAGTATCAGGAAAGTTAGAAGCAAATATTAAGCCTCTACTCAATGCTACAGGCGAAGCTCCTGTTTATGCATGTAGGGCATGGGTCAATTTTAAAGGCATTGATACAGTATCTATTAATGCAAGTGGGAACGTATTAAGTATCACAGATAACGGTACAGGTGATTACACAATCAATTTTGACAAACCAATGCCACATGCAAACTACTGTCTAGTAGGTACAGCATCACAAGGTAGTACTGCTTCAGGCGTAACTTCAGCAAATAATGTAACTGAATATAAAAGTACAAGTACAAGCCTAGCACTAAAAACAATAAATGCAGTACGCATAGCCACTATTGATAATAACCAAGATAGCTTCTTTGACTCGTTTACTGCAAACGTAGCTATATTTTGTTAATGAGATTTTTATGAAAGCAATATATATAAATAATGAAGGTATAGTATCCGTTGTACATCCAACAGAATCAGCTTTACAACGATACACAATAGAAGAAATAGCAACCCTTAGTATTCCGTTAAACGTACCATTTTGGATAGTAGAAGACAGTTTAATACCTACTGCTAGAGAGTATAGAAATGCTTGGGAGTTAGATCTAGATACAATTGGCGAACCTTCAGGATATGGAGGTCAAGAATGATTATTATTAATCCTCAGAAAGCAGTACAAATTAAACGACAACAGATGCCATCTTTAACTAAACGTCAATTTAACTTAGTACTGTATGACAAAGGACTATTAACTCAAGTTAAAGAACTGTTAGCTCAGAATGAACGTACTCAAATCGAATTTGATAATATAAACACAATATCTAGACTACATCCTACAGTTATTCAACTAACTCAAGCTTTAGCTTTAACAGAAGAAGAAGTAGATCAGATGTGGCAAGACGCACTACAAATAAAATAATTAGAAGAAGAATAATGATTAAAACAGGTGATATTTACTTATCAACTTTTTTATTTGGAATAGGGTTCGTTATCTACCTAGCTAAATCCGTTGCAACTTCAGATCAAGATACATGGAAAGTTACTGGAGCTAAGGCTGTACTTAACGGTATGACTAGCTTAATGGCAGGATCTATCTTGATTTGGGCTTCTGTACCTACTATTGCAGTAGTAGGCGCAGCAGCAGTACTAGGAACACTAGGATCTGAACTCGTTATCAAATATTTAAAGCGTCAACTCAACAAGAACATTAAAGATTTAAAACCAAACAAAGAAGAATAATAATGGGATACAAGCTCGGTACTAAGAGCTTGTCTAATTTAAAAGGTGTTCATCCTGACCTTATTAAAGTGGTCAAGAGAGCAATTGAACTAACCGAATGCGATTTTACAATTACTGAAGGACTTAGAACGAAAGAAAGACAAGCTCAACTCTTAAAAGAAAAGAAAACAACAACATCCAATAGTAGACATCTTACAGGTCATGCAGTAGATCTTGCAGCGTGGGTAATACCAGAAGGATCTGATAAAGGTACAATTTCATGGGATTGGAAGTACTATCATCAAATTGCAGATGCTATGAAAAAAGCAGCTTCAGAGCTTAAAGTCTCAATTGAATGGGGCGGTGAATGGAAGAAGTTTCCCGATGGACCACATTTTGAATTAACATGGTCCAAGTATCCTAAGTGACAAAACAGCCCTTACTTTTAACGAAGTAGGGGTTTTTCTATTTATAGAATGTTCATTATAAACTAAGATACTAAAATTGTTATTAATTTACATAAGATTAAATTAAATGATCCAAAATTATATTCAGGCAGTAAATGCAAAATTTATTACAGGTAAAACAACCGAACATAGCTTTCGAGGGGATCTGCAAAGTTTATTAGAGTCAATTATTGGCTCAGACTATATGGTAATTAATGAACCTAAACGTCAAACTTGTGGTGCGCCTGATTATATTATTGAGAAAAAAAGTATTCCTATTGGCTTTATTGAAGCTAAAGATATTGGTGATACAGACTTAGAAGGTAAGAAAAAAACAGGAAATAAAGAACAATTTGACCGCTATAAAGCGTCCTTAAACAATATCGTATTCACCAACTACCTGGACTTCTATTTTTATCAAGAAAGTGAATTAGTTGCTCAAGTTTCTATTGCTGAAATTTCAGGAAATCAGATCAAAGCCTTGCCTGAAAACTTCTCAATGTTTGAGAGCCTGATTAAAAATTTCAGTATCTATCTTGGGCAGACAATCAAAAGTCCGCAAAAGTTAGCCAAAATGATGGCAAACAAAGCAAAATTACTTGCTGAAATATTAGAAAAAGCAGTAACAAATGACGAAGATACGCAGGAAGACAGTACTCTAAAAGCTCACTTTGAAGGCTTTAAGCAGATTCTTATTCATGATATTAAGCCAAAAGGTTTTGCCGATGTATATGCTCAGACCATTGCTTATGGAATGTTTGCAGCCCGATTGCATGACTCAACTCTAAAAACATTCTCACGACAAGAAGCTGCGGAACTGATTCCAAAATCGAACCCTTTCTTGCGTAGACTCTTTGGTTATATTGCAGGTCCAGACATTGATGATCGTATCAAATGGATTGTTGATAGCCTTGCAGACATTTTCTTGCATTGTAATGTTGAGGAAATCTTAAAGACTTATGGGCGTTCAACACGAATGAACAACCCGATTATTCATTTCTATGAAACTTTTCTAAGCGAATATGACCCTAAAGAACGTAAAAAACGTGGCGTATGGTACACACCTGAACCTGTGGTTGATTTCATTGTTCGAGCAGTAGATGAAGTTCTTAAAACTGAATTTGGTCTTTCAGAAGGACTAGCAGATACAGCTAAAACTACTATTAAAATTAAAAACCCAACAACTGATAGACGACATAAAGACGGCTATATCACAACAGACAAAGAAGTTCATAAAGTTCAGATCCTTGATCCTGCCACAGGTACAGGTACATTCCTTTCCCATGTCATTAAACACATCTATCAAGATTTTGAAGGTATGCAAGGGATATGGAGTAACTATGTAGAAAAAGATCTGATACCACGTTTGAACGGTTTTGAATTGCTTATGGCGAGTTATGCAATGGCTCACTTGCAGCTTAACTTATTGTTATCAGAGACAGGTTACAAACCACAAGGAAATACTCAGCAACGACTGAAAGTTTATCTCACCAATAGTTTAGAAGAAAGTCACCCTGATACTGGTACTTTATTTGCGAATTGGCTCAGTGCTGAAGCAAATGAAGCGAACCATATTAAACGTGATACACCTGTCATGTGTATTATTGGAAATCCACCTTATAGCGGAGAAAGTGCTAATAAAGGTGAATGGATTATGAGTTTAATGGAAGACTATAAGAAAGAGCCAGGTGGAAAAGAAAAATTAAAAGAAAAAAATTCTAAATGGATTAATGATGACTATGTAAAGTTCTTAAGATATGGTCAGAATTTTATTGAAAAAAATGGAAGTGGTGTACTTGCTTTCATTAATCCTCATGGCTTTTTAGATAATCCAACATTTAGAGGTATGCGCTGGAATCTACTTAAAACTTACGACAAGATTTATACCATTGATCTTCACGGTAATGGGAATAAAAAAGAAGTTTCTCCAGATGGAAGTGTAGATAAAAATGTATTTGATATCCAGCAAGGCGTATCTATTAATATATTTATTAAAACAGGAAATAAAAAGAATTCAGAACTAGGTCAAGTCTTTCATTATGATGTATTTGGTAAACGTGAAGATAAATATAATTTCCTCTCTGAATCAAGCTTAAATGATATAAATTTCAATGAAATTAAAGCAGTAGGGGAACAATATTACTTCATTCCTCAAGACACGACATTAAAAAGTATTTATGAGAAAGGTATAAAAATAAGTGACTTATTTCCTGTTCAGGGTAATGGAATAGTAACAAAGAGAGATAATTTATGCATCCAAGACACTGCTGACAAATGTTTGCAATCAGCTCTAGATATAATTATGTTAGAAAAATCTAATTTTTATAAAAAATACAATCTTCCTGCTGATGTAAGAGATTGGAAATATGATTGGGCTAAAAAAGATATCCAAGATTCTTTGAAAGATCAGACGTGTGTAGAGCATATTAACTACAGGCCATTTGATAAAAAATATATTTACTACACCGGTAATTCAAGAGGTTTTGTAGGATGGCCTGTAGATAAAATTATGCGAAACTACTTACAATCAGAAGGAAACATAGGTCTGCTTTGCACTAAAGCACATAAAGATCAATCTTTTGCTCATATTTTTGTTACTAATACGATCACGGAAGCGATTTTTCTTTCTTCAAAAACTGGCTCAAATGCCATGAATCTTCCTCTTTATATTTATTATGAGGATTTAACAACTGAAGGCAAAATATGTAGGAAACCCAACTTAGAGAAAAAATATATAGACAAAATTAGTAGCATTATAAAAAGAAAATTTTCGGATGAAATATCTACTGAAAGTCAAAATTTTTCACCTATAGATATATTAGATTATGTATATGCTATTCTTCATTCAAGAATTTATAGAGAAAAATATAATAATTTTCTCAAAATTGATTTTCCACGAGTTCCATACCCAAAAGATCAAAATACATTTGGTCAATTAGTTGGATTAGGAAACCAGTTAAGAAAACTTCATCTTATGGAAGACTCGACTTTAAAAGCTATTTCTCAATATCCCGAAGGCGGTGACAATATTGTTGAGAAGCATGTTTATAAAGATGGAAATGTCTATATCAACGATGAACAGTATTTTGCCAATGTTCCTGAAGTAGCCTGGAACTTCTATATTGGTGGCTATCAACCTGCACAAAAATGGCTTAAAGACAGGAAAGGTCAAGCTCTACAATTTGAAGATATTAAGCATTATCAGAAGATCATTGCCACGCTTCAAAGAACTTCTGAAATTATGGAAGAGATAGATCAAATAGACTTTATGTAATATCAAAGGGGCGACCCCCCCTTTTTTATTGCCTTAAAAGAACAGCCGTAAATATAAAATCACATGCAGAAAGTAGCCTTTTCCGCTTCTTTGCGACTTCACATGACGGAACAGGACCATACACCTAAATCAGATAAAAATAGGGATATGACTAAGCACGATACGAGCAAAGAAGCGGGCGATTTTTTTGAGGGGTATAGGCACTGACTTAGTACCTACTCAAAACCTATTTTGTATTTAGTTTAAAATTAGGGTGCTGACCTGAAGCCATTAGAAAGACAGTCCATGTTTGTTTATTTGGTTGTCTTTCTCCTGCTTCATACTTTCGCCATAATGCACCATCTGAAAGCCCTGCAAGCTTGGCACACTGAGCAGCAGATAACCCCAGATCCATTCTAAGATCTTTTATATGATCTGCTTCAGGAGCTTCAATTAAAAAGTTTTCAAAGGTCATATTTTCAAATTTGCTCATTAAAAAAGCTCCATGTTTCAGGAGCTTGATATTATCATTTAATTCAATTTTAAGGTACGTTGTCCTTTTAGCTTAATCGTTTTTTCAAGTTCATTTAAAGCTCTAATGACAGAGTGATAACCAAGTACACCGTTTGCAGATCTCAGAATAAAACCCGATTTGTGCATCATCCAAACATGGTATGGCTTTTCATATTTCCCTTTCGTATCTTTGGAAATTATATAAACCTCTCCTGACTCAACTTTTACAACTTGAACAATTTTATCTATATCAACCTTTGCCATAACAGGAACAGCAGCAGGAAGGCGAACAGCTAAACGGCTAAGAGCTTCAGATTTAAATACTTGTGCATTCATCTTTTAAGCTCCCATAACAATAAAAGTTATAGCCTGATTCTTGCTAGAGACTTTTGCACAGTTAAAACAGCCTGCGAAATATTGAAATTTCAAACTAACAACAGATCGGCAAAATTTACACAAGCTGACTGTAGGCAGTTTAGATGTGCATGGAGATAAAGAAATAATAGTCATGTCTATAACTCCCCTTAATGGTTGCTATAGATGTAATTGCCTACACGTACAAAGTCATTTATTAAGGCATCACGTCCATAAGCTTCATAGGAGATATAACCTTGCAATGCTTCAGGGATCTCAATGCAGCTTACATCGTGCATAAGATAGTGACCGAAGTCATAATCTGACATATCTTCACAGAATTGGTTTTCATCGTGCCATTCTTGAGCTTGAGATAAATCAGAAACGTATCCCTCTGCTTTTAACTGTTTGAATAGGTCTAGGTCTTCTTGAAAATGCCTTTCCATGATTAGCTCTATAGCTGTCTCAAGGTCTTTAAAGTTGTCTACATCCATGTACGTATCTTCACGTAAACCTTCAACTTGCCAAAACTCGATTTCTGTATCGCCAATGATGTCACGAAGGTCGTCCATATCATCGAAATAGATGTTTAAGCCAAAATCAAAAGTAAAGCTGAAAGCTTCAAGACGAAAGTTTTTAGAAGAATCAGAAGCTTTATTAGAAAAGTCGAATGCGTTCATTTTGTAAAATCCTAGACTAAGGTTTTCTGCTAGTCCTGGCAGTCGGTACACGTTGTACCTCTAAGGCTTTTTATATCTCTTCACCTTATGCTTGTTATTATATAGGTACAATGTACCTAAATCAACTATAAACTAATGTTTTTTATATGATTTATAAATATTAATAGCTCTATTATTACAACTATATTTTATAAAAGATAAGCTTGTTTTTGCTTCTAACTTTCATCATTCTTGGAGCTGTGGCAATCCATTAAACAAACGCTTTTTAGCGGAGCGAAGCGACATCCTTATTCAAGGAATATGTAGAAGGTATCTGAATCTACCTTCATCAAACTTTATCGCTGCGACAACCATTGAACTTAAAAAATTTTAAGCATAGGGGGCAATGTCATACCTCCTTGTGGGGTTGACATTGAACACGCTTAAAATAAAGTTCAATGATGTTGGTTGTCGTAGATAAGTTGAAGAAAGACCTATATCCAACATAGACCTATGCTTTTGCTTCTGCGTTAGGGATGTTGGCTCTGCTCAAGACAATGAGTGAAACGAAGTGGCTTGATCCGAAGGACAACTAGCCCGACCTGAAAGGTAACGCTAATTTATCTATTCCAAGTTACACCAATTAGTAGTACCATTACTAAATATGTTTACTAAACAATATTAGTAAACTATTTTACTGAAGAGGTAGTAATGGAAATTCCAAATCATTTGAAGCATAAGCCAATTGTCTTAATTGAAGACTATTCGAAGATAGACGGTATACATGCAAATAAAACAGATGCTCATGGTCTTACAATTGGTCTTGCTCAATGGAGTACGTCTAAACAAAAAGAACTTTCAGCTAAAGTTTGGAGGTATACAGGTGAAAAATGGTCAAGACAATCAGAAGAACTGCCATTACATCGTGTGCTTGACTTAGCTAGTCTTCTTTGTGCTTCTATAAGCTATGCACAGAACAGCACTGTGCCTATTCATGATGAATTTCATGCACGATTAATTAAAAACCCCAAATTACTTGAGCAACTTAAAGCTGGTCTTGAAGAAGAAAAAACAAAAGAAGCTCTAGATGTATCGCTTAAACGCTTATCCAAATACTTAAAGTCTATTGGTTATTAATTGTTCTTCTTGTTTTTAGCTTAAATGTGTTTTTGTTTAAGTATTAACCAAACCTATTGGCAAAAGGTTACAAAAGCGACCATAAATCAGCATAAAAAGCGTGGAACATAAAAAAGCCTAGTTTTTACACAGAACTAGGCTTGATAAGTTATTGATAAATAATAAATACTAGCGTTACATTTCGTATAATATCCATTATGTTAAATATCGAATATATTGATTAATAATTAAATTATGATTTATTAAACCAATTTATTATTTCTTCTTCTGCTCTTTGGACTTCTTGTAGGCTTTGTATAGTCCAAGTCCTGCCAAAATTGGTAAGCCTAAAGGATTTAGTATAGTAGCGTATAAAGCAATTGCTGAAGCTGAACTTAATGTTCCTGCATGATTTATACTATTTAAGCCTTTGTCATCTAACTCACTTTTCTTTAATGCTTCTACAACGTCACCAACTTCATCACTGGTAATTTTAATAATATCCTTTACCTGATCTTTCATAATAACTTTATCAGTAAGACTAGCTAATTTTAATCTAAGATCAGGTGTTAATAACATATATAGATCTTGGTCAACTAAAATATTAACTCTATCTGTAGAAGGGGCTGTTACATAATCTTCAGGTGTATAGCTATTTAATATTTTCTGAAAATCACTATTTGGAATAAGAGTAATAAAACAACCTATATTAAAAGCATCTTTTTCAACTTTAGCTAAATGCTCTGCTATATCTTCTAAAATCTCAAAATATAAAGAAGGTTTCTTTTCAATAATACCGCACAACATAAAAATAAATTCAACATTAATTGCTGTTTCACCTTTTTCAATACTTCTATATGTTGCATGACTCATATTGAACATCTTACCCATATCAGCTTGAGCAATCCCCATAGCTTTACGAATATGAGTAAGCATGAGTCCTGAGATAGCACTTAATGAAGTTTGATATTCAACTGCTGGTTCAAAGTCAAAGTACATTTTCTTATCCTTTAGGAGTTTCCAAGCATTTTAGCAAATACCAACACAAAAAGAAATATCTATAAATTGTTGGAAATTCCTTGCATTGTTAAAAAAACCTATTTATAGTTCGTTCCATGAGGTCACAACGACAAACTGAAATTAAGGAAATGAACATGACAACTCAACTTATCAACGAAGCAACTTATAACGCATTTATCACTATCCCTGTAGAAGATCGTGATCCTGCAATCCAAGAACAAATTGAAGCCTATGAAGCTCAAAACAACTTAAATGTAGATGCTGAAGAACATGCTCCTGAAGCTTCTGTAGACCCTGCTGTAGCTCCTGAAGAAGTGGTTGATACAAACACTCAGCCTGTTAGCCAAGATGCTGCTAACGATGAACCTGAAGCTTCTGAATGGACTGTAGAAGGTGTTGAACTGGATACAGAATTAGCCGAACAAATGAAGCTGTCTTTAGATGTTTTGGATGATCAACTGTCTATTGCAGATCAGCGTTACAAGAACTTCCTTGCTCTTGCTGCTAAGGCTACATGCCTGGTTAAGTGGACAGGTCCTTTTATCTTAGATGTACGTGTAAATGATGAAACAAAAGACTTGGATTTCGCTAAACACGTTGCTAATACATTAGGTTTGTTGAGCTTCAACCATTTGTTAGCTGAGTCAGTGTTGAATAAGGAAATTAAGGAATATCAGGTAAAGAATAAGTATGTGACGATTTGCTCTGTACCATTACAGGCTAAACGTGATAGTGCTGTAGCTAAATACGATGAAGCGAAGAAAGGCTGTCAGTTTGTGGTCCATACTCAAGCAATGAAGTATGAACATAACGATGACTTGAACATTGCTAAACTTGAAAACATCTTCAGCTCAGAAGAAATTAAAGAGTCATATAAAGAGACATCGACTCCTATTCTACGTGTACGTTTGACTCAACAAGAATGGGTTGAAAAGCATGAAGAACGTCTTGTTGAACTTGTAGCTCAGTTCAATACACAACATAAAGCGATTGCGCCTAAAGTGAAGGCTGAAACATTTAAAGCTTGGTCTGGGATTCTATTACTTGCTTTGTTATGGGATAAAGCTATCTTTGCTGACATGGTTGCTTTGATAAATGAGCAAGTCGGTACACAAGGGCTTGAGGTCAAGGAAAAATTAGCTTGTGCCTTGTCTGTAGTTGTACCTGAATACGAACAGCTTATGACTCGCTTTAATGCTGAACAGCACATCACAACGAAGCTTGTAGGCAGTTTGGTTAAAGGGTTTGGTTTAACTGATTATGAAGTCAGTAAAGGTTTCTTTGATCTTGGTATTTCAATGAAAGATAATAAAGGTGGGTATAATCTTTCGACTCTAAAAGCAAAAATTACTGAAGTTGTTAAGGACGAAGATCCAATGATTCAAACGTACCTAACAAAACTTCAAACTAAACCTGAAATGAAGCAAGCTGCTTAATCTAAACAGGTTCAACCAATAACAGGCTTGGTATTCGATTTACGCCCTCTTGAAGCTAATTCATCAGGGCTTTTTCGTTTGCGTGTTTTGGTCGGACTTCTTGGATACTCATTCGCATCTGAACGGATTGCAGATTTCTTCTCCTGCTTGCGTTTCTCACGCTCCTTTACACGTTCATCATCAGTCGTAGATTCAGTCCTAATCAGGTTGTACTGCTCAGCTAGGATCTTGTCTGCTTCATCCTTGCCTAAAACATCATAGGCTGCTTTAACAACAGCAACTCGAATAAAGTCATTCAATGAATACGGTCTACCCATTTCATCAATTGAAGCCTTTGCAGCTTCCTTGAATAGACGATCCTCTTCATAGAAAACAGGTACAGTTAAATGCTTACCAAGATTTAGACGATCCCTTAAACCTGGTTCAATCGTACTTTTTTCATAAATGTTCTTGTGCAGTAAGTTACGTGAAAACTCTGACTTAAAGTTCTCATCATCCAACACAACTTCAGGGTTCGCCTGGATCTCGTCTAGGTCGTCACCAAAACCTATTTTCGCTTTTAACTTGCTCATTATAGGATCTCCACCAAGAACTCATTGAACTCATCTTTAGCCTTCGAGCTACCCATTTCCAACACAGATAAGCCTTGTACTGAAGCATCACGGAACTGTTTGCGGTCACGGATAACAGTATTTAGGATTTTGAATTTAGGGAGCGTATGAAGCAGTTCAATTGAATCTGCAACTTCAGTTGATTTTGAGTTTGAAGGGGCTTTGTTGACCACAATAAACGGCTCAAGCTTTTCATTGACCTTTTGGAAGGTATTAAACATCTTCAGCACGAATGGCAATACTTCAACGTCTGCTTGGCTTGGTTGAGTCGGTACAATCAACTTATCTGCTACTTGCAAGGCACTACGGAACTCTTCTGAATCACGCCCAGCGACATCTAGGACCACGTATTTATATTTCTTTTGAAGGTCTAGCAGGATCTTCTTCAAGTCGCCTTTATGATGCTCAGTATCAATCAGATTTTCAGTTCTACGCTTTGACCATTTAACAGCAGATTGTTGGTCATCAGCATCTACAAGAACTGTGTCCCCTTTTTTACTCAATGCTACAGCTAGGTTAGTTGCAAGGGTTGTTTTACCAACTCCACCCTTTTGATTTGCAATACAGACAATCATTTTTCTTATGCTCAAATACCTTTAACAATAGAGCTATTTTAGCTCTGCTATGTGTGCTTATCCAGTTAAATATTTCTCTATTTTGTAACAGGTTAGGGTATGATTTGTGGCTTAGATTTTAGGGGGATGGTATGACAGGAAAAGCACACGGGCATTTCTACAGAAATTTACCTGCTTATGGTTTTTGTGGAGCAGCTTTATTAATTATTATAGCTGTACTTATTTTTAATCAATTATGGACAGGACTAGGACAGAATCCTAAAACACAATTACTCCCTCAAATCACTAAAGATTATGAAGAATTCAAAGATCATGCAACATTAATAATTGCATTAATAGCTGCTATAGGTTCTATCTTATCATCCCTATTAATTATATTATTTTACGATGCTTGGAAAGACCAACATAATAAGGCGATAGATTCTAAATATTATAGTCAAGCATTAGATAGTTTTAAAAATATATCAACATCCATAGCCAAGTTAAAGACTTTGCATGAGGAATATTGCACCATTAAAGAAAACCATATTCCTGATATTAAATTCTTCCAAAATAAATTTAAAAATATTAAATCAGAAACATTACAAAATCTGGGTGTATTTCAAAATGATTTAATTTTCCTACAAAACTTAAATCAAGATGATGATACCGTTTCAAAACTAGAAAGTATTTATACTAACTACATTAGCTTATCAAAAAGCTTATTTTCTCAAGAAAAAATATCTTTCGATTTTTATAATAGTTACACTGATCACGACAAGTTTAAAACTGATCTATTCAATATTTCAAAATTTCAAGGAGAATTGATTAAAAATAACATAGAAGATACTGTAAAATTTCTTGATTCAAAAATTAAAGCATAAAAAATCCCTGCTCCAATTAAGGAAACAGGGGGGTAAAGGATAATCAATCGTTATAGTAAATGCCTTTAGCTCCGATTGATCTAAGGGCAATAAGTTGTAGTAGTGAAATAGAGTGTTTGTCATCTAGCTTCACATCAATTAAATGTAGAGCTAGTAAAAAGTTTGTTGCTAAATAAGTTGCGACAAGAGCTTCAATCATTAGTACGCTCCAAAATGTGTTTTTATGTCTTTCATGTTGTCTGAATATGAGCCGTATAAGTCATCAATACCATAATCAATGTCTAGGTCATCTGCATAGTCTTCTTCGTATTTGAGGTAGTTATATGCCATTTCAGCATCAGCATTGAAGGCTGTTAAAACGCCTTTCTGGTAATCGAGTTTGATGTCTGATAAGTGTTCAAATAACTCATCGTCTATTTCGGCTTCTTCTACATTGCGTCCGTTATATAAACCTGTTTGTAAGATCTTTGCTTTTACGATGTTGTTGTACTCTTTTTTTGATAATTTTTTCATTCCTAGTCCTGGTTAATCTTAAAGGGAATGTTGAGTTCCCTCGCCCTTTTGAGTATTGCTTAAGCTTCTTCAGCGTTAATAAAATACTCAGTATGTGTATGTTCTTTCTTTTTGTGGTCTATGTAAGTGATGATGCGTTTTGATGGGATTCTTTCAGGATAAATCTCTTCCAATAGGCTATGTACCTGGTCCTTGTCCATCTCAGTAAGCATTGATAAATCATAGGTTGAAAGAAACTGATCTAGTTCCTCCCATGCTCCCTTAAATTTATTCAAAATCACTTGAATCAAGCTCTACTTTCAGTTTACGTGCTAACCAAACTAAGCCTTTACCTGTCACTCGAACTTGAGTTCCATAATTTGAAGCTACAAGTTTTAAATGGTTACGGTCATGCGCTGCAAATGGTCTGTAAGATGCTGAAGACTTCCCATAGATCCATCCGTTAGCCTGTAGCCAGTCAGTAAGATCTTTAGGGCGCATTTTAAGAAGTTTAGCTGTATCTCTTATGGTGTATGTATTTGAGCTATTTGAAATGATGTCATACACATCTGCTTTAGGCTGAATCACTTCAATTACTTGTTTAGCTTCAATCAACTTAATTTCAATAGCCTGTTTAGCTGTCTCTTCTTCAATCCATTTCTTAGCACGTTCAACACGATCTTCAATCATGTAAGAAGGTTTGTTCATTTCAAGAACTTGCTGTTTTAAGAATCTCCACTGGTCTACAACTTGACCTAAGAATTGTGGTGAGAGTTGAGCAACAATAATTGTGGTATCACGTTCACCTTGATCACCTTCAAATACATAGTTAGCTACAACTTGTCCTAAGTGATTTTTAACTCCCTCCGTTGGAGGAAGTTGAATTACACCCGATTCTGCAAGGCGTTCTACAGTACGTTTCACATTGTCATGTCTTGATTGAACTAGGTCTGCTATTTCTTGGCTTGTCATTTTCACAATATTGTTAGCTGTGTTAATAGCTGTATTAAATGGAGTTGAGTTAGCAGTTTGTAATGATAATGAAGTCATATTTTATATCCTTTGAATAAAATAATTTTGAGTCCGCTTATAATCCTATTTGGATGCAGACTTAATATATTGAGTTGTGTTTTGTTTATAGGCATGGGTGAGTTTTAATGAGTCTGCCTATGGACTCTTATAATGTTTTTATTGTTTTGTTAATGTGTTAAATTATAAATTATTATAAAAAACTTGTCAATACTTTGCAAATATGATAAGCAATCCTTAAAATAGCCCGATAATACAGGCTAAAATAGGTTTCACTATTATTTAAACTAATTCCAACTGTTCTAATACTTCAGCTTCTTGAGATTCAATTGATTGAATTTCAAATTCATCATTCAACCAACGCTGTAACAAAGTACGCATTCTTGAACTTGGTACATAAATATTGATTGGATTACCTTCACGGATAGCAGAACGCCATATCCATTGAACCATTTCAGAAAGAGCAAAGATGTCTTCTTTAACTGGATACCCTTTCATTGCTGAAGCTTTAACTACCATTGGATTAGGATACAGGTTCATCAAATAAGCTAAGTTGGTTTTGTCTTTGTATTCATTAGTCGCCTTTGTATTGAAGGCTAACCATTCGTCTTTATAACGAGATCCTGCTATAGCTCCTTGAGCTTCTTTAAATGAAGTCCAAAGTCTATCTGACTTCTTAGCTTTTACATGGTTACGGAAATAATTGTCTAAGTTCTTAGATAACTGTTCACACAATACTTTCTTGTTTGTTTTAAATTGACTTGAACTTAATGCTGTAGTTTTAGTACCAACTTCATTAATAAATTTGTTATCTGAGATAGTGACTAAATGCTTAATTTGAGAAGGCTTGTTACCAAAACGAATTAGCTCATAATCAACGCCATACGATTTCAAATACGCTGACATTTGAGAGCCTTCAAACATGTAAGTAGCGATCCAAACTTCTTTAAAAGCTCTTAGAGTATCAATGCTGAGTTCCCAAACAATTAGTTTTTGGTCTACATATAAGAGCTGACCTAGATCACACATGGTTGCTAGGTTTTCATATTTAGTTCCTGTTGGATCACCGCCATTATTACCGTAGTTTTCACGGTTAAAGCGAAGAGTTACATCATCATCATCAATGAAGATCCATCCTAAACGGAAGATAGCTTCTAATTCTGTAGCTGTGTATTCAGAATACACATCATAAACCTGGATTGTTTCATCAATAACTAATATGTAGTCCTTAGCATCTTCAAGCATAGAAGGGGTTAAGTTCATAAATAGTTGATGGGTACTAACTACATTCTCTTTGTTTTTAATTAGATACTGTAAGCTTTCAGCTTTATTACCACCTTTATAGCTTGGATGTTTAAAACGTCTGTCTTTTAAAGGTGCATCATCTAAATAAGCATAATGGACACTTGTATCATCATGGGTCGTAATTAATGGACGTTTCAAATTATCCTCAGGATCATAAGTTGTTCCTGAGATACGATGACATTCATCAAGTAAGGGAGTGATGTATAAAAAGTTTTGGTCTTTGTTTGCTGTTCTAATGTTTTCTATAATTTGAGTAGTTTTACCACTACCCATCATTGCGTCATATACTTTAAACACGGTGCTTATTTTTCCTATTGGCACGTTTTTTGTTCCTTATGTTATTAAAATGTTGTGGAAGACTATCCTCCCCTCTTGAGACAGATTATAGCAAATCAAGACAAATAGTGTCAACATCTTGTCTTGTAGTACCTATTTTTGTCTTAAAACCCTTTATTTGTCTAGGTAAATCCATGTTTTCATTTTAAATTTATAGTTGTGGATAATTAAGACAGTTTTCAGTCTTAGCTGAACTTAGGTTTTATACGGCTTTCGCTGCAATTCGATACACAAAAAACCTCTAAATCACAGGTGAAATTGACAGTATCCTAGACAAAACCTTGTCTTGGACGTTTTCTAATATATTGTTTTATAAAATAAAAAATAGAAAAACCTTAAAACAAAAATGTACGGATTCTAGGTACACATAAACGCACACAGACATAGCACCTAAAGCATGTCTACTGACCGCCCTCTGCTACTACCTGGTACAGTAGCTAATTTGGTTCAGTCGGTTGGTTGCTCAAACATTTACTTCAGCATAGCTTCGTTATCACTCGCTATGCTTCGTAAAGTTTCGAGCTGAGATTCTTTCTTTCAAAACTCAATGTTTTCAATTGTTTTTGAAGGAGAGCTAAAAAAGCTTATAAAATAAGGGAAGACAAAACCTTGTCTTGGGACTATCAAAAAACTCAATCTTTTAGGGCTTTATTTAACCTCGATCTTAAAGAGAAGATTAATAAAAAAATATATATCTATCTAATAAATAATTTTTAAAGTTTAGAAAGAAAACAAGATATATCGAACTCCTTACAGTCGTTCTCATATCTTTCACTATTTAGTTTTACTTTATTTAACCTATAACAAGCTAAAACCATATTTGTATCCTATCGGACACAAACATGACTTTACCTTTAACAGTCAGTAATCAATCTTTAATCTGTATCCGTACCTTAACAGGCACGTATCCATATCCAACATTGAACTGACTGCCTACTAACCTGTTTTCTTTCAATACCAATCAAGTTAAGAATAGAATTAACTATCTCTTTCTTTTAAAAGATAATAAATAATTAATAAAAAATAGTTTTAAATAGAATTGGTATTCCTATTTCTAGCTCTATCTGATCCTACGGATGTAGTGGTATTCGTTTCTGTCAGATTTGGTATCTGTAACATTCAATCTTCTATACTCCTTATCAGTCGTATATCAGCTTTCATTATCAGACAGTAATCAATCTATTTCGATCTACAGATAAATCTGTATCTCTCATATCTAGAACTGTCTGATCCTGATCTTGTTTTGTATGCTGTTTATTTTTAATACCAATTAAACTAAAATTTAATAAATTATAGGTATTTCATAAATATGAAAAAGATAGCTTTAGTTTTACTGATAGCTTGTACTGGTACTTCAGCCTATTCAGAATCAGTATATGAATTAGCTCAAGCTCATTGTAAGAAAGCTGAAACAATAGCTTCTACGGCTCAAACATATAGACAGTTAGGTATGAAGGCTTCTGAAGCTACAGCAAAGCTCATGTCAGTTACAGCTAAAATGACTGATCAAGAAGCAAGAGAAAAAGAAGAAAAACAGATTTTCTTTATTGTTCAAGATGCCTATACGATACCTGTATATCCTGATCAAACTATGAAAAAGAAAGCTATTGCTGATTTTGAAGAACGTCACTATTTAGCATGTAGCCATTCATTTCAAAAAGCCATTAATAACTATGATAAATAGCCTATGTAGTATTGGTATTCATATTCTTAAAAGTTATAAAGATTGACAATATAATAAAAATATGTTATATATGTATCTGTTTTCTATAACTAATATTTATATGAAAGCGACATCAAAAATAATAAATAAAACTACTAATAAAAAGAGAAACTATGTATTCAGTATATAAAATCTATCAAGCTGACAAACTCGTACTTGTCACATATTCAGACCTCATTCCTGAATTTACAGATACAACCAAACTAAAATTGATTTTAAATGGACCAACTATCCCTATTTCCTTATTTGAATCCTATTTCAAACATCCTGAACTGTTTTCTATTACTACTCATGAGATAGGTATCTACAATGCCCTGGATGCTAATCAGATCGTTATAGAGCAATCCAAATTGATAGGGATAGATAAACCTAAAACTAATAAAACATCTAAACCACGTACTAAAAAAGCCCAACAATCAAAGACTGAGGGCTAATTTATCTTACATATTTTTATAGATGGTGTCCCGTCTATCAACGTCAAGGACTAATATCACTACCCTGTCATCAATAACTTGGTACACCAATCTATATCCTGCGGACCTAAGCTTTATCTTGTATAGATCGTTAGATCCACTCAGTTTATTTTTAGGTATCTTCGGATTCTCTAGTATTGCTTCCAACTTACGAATAAATTGATCAGCGATTTGAGGATTTAATTTATCAAACTTCTTGAGAGCTGCTTTTGCGAACTCTAGCTCGTAACTCATTTAAAGATACCTTTACTGTTTCTTCAGTATCGACTTGTTCAGCTAGCTTGATCAGTTCCTTATCTTCAATTAAATCCATCAGCCTTTCGTACATATCAGCAGGAACACAGTAAAAAGCTGGATTATTCCTATTCAGAATAGCTACAGCTTCACCGAATCCATTGCTAACAACTTCCATTGGATTCTTTTTTAGATCTGAAACACTAGCCACAAATCGACTGTGGACAATGTTATTCATACCAATTTACTCATTATGTTCTGCATTAACCTGTAGCCAATTAACCAGAACCGACCTTGTTTTATTACGATACGCTACAAGCCTTAATACAATATAACTAATTACAAGACCTATTACAAGACCTATTAATGGGTTGCTAAAGAGATCATTAAAATGAAAATTAAAGGATGCAAACGTCAGTCTTTTCTAGACCAATCAATCAAGAACGGTGGTCAACCTATCTTCTACTTAATCAAATGTTGGGATAAAGAAGAGACCTTCTATAAGCTCGGTATCACAGTCAATAACATTTTAACTCGATACGGTACTGTGAAGGCAATGCCATACGAATGGGAGATCCTACTCGAACTTCCTGATACAGCAGAAGCAGTCTATGACCTGGAAGTAGCATTCAAAACTGAGATGCAGGAATTTCACTATAAGCCTAAAATCTCATTTAACGGCTCAACAACTGAATGCTACACTCAATTATCTGAAGCTCTACAACAACTTATACAATGAAAATTCTCAATTTAATGCTACTTCTGTTACTGACTATGGAAGTACAAGCAAGAGATCAAGACACCTATTTTTTTCCTGCATCAAAATTGTCTAATTCAGCTCAAGCTATGTATATAACCCAACTTTTCGATTCCATGAAAATGTCTAATGATGTTGCTGTTTCAAGTGCAAGAACTTTGAGTGAAAAGAAAACAAAATTATGTTTGAGTAATCTAACTTTAAGAAGCTGGATAGATCTTGTTGAAAAAAATCGTGATCTTTTTGGGGATGAATATGCAGATCGACTGTATATAAATCCAACAAAAAAAGAAATTGAAGAAAATAAAAAGCAAATAGGTATGAGCTGTAATAAAGCTTTTGATCAGCAACTTTTAGAGATCGAAAATAGGTACAAAAAATGAAACTAAGAACTTCTCTACTCGCTCTCATAGCTGTATCTAGCATCTCAATTGCTCATGCAGGTTCAGATAGTATTCAAAGTCCTATCTACCCAATTTTAAAAATAACAGCAGAAAATCATCTAAAAGCTTTTGGCTTCTTTTACTTACAAAGGCTGAAAAAGGATGCGGCTCTTCAACAGAATGCTCATCTGAAGTATCTGAATGAAACATCAGATCAAATGACTTATGAGCAAATGATGATTGAAGATGCTAAGTTTAAAAGAAGTGATTTAGATCAAACCTGTCTGAATATATATCTGAATGAAATAGCTATGTTGAGTATGGGAGATAAAGTCGTAGAAAGACTTAAACATACATATGAACAAGATGTAAAAAAAGTTAGAGAAGCTAAATATGATTGTAACGAAAACTTAGAAAGAATCACGCAAGAATATATAGCACCCTCAATGAATTAGAATACAATATATAGTGCTTTTAATCTTCAAGCATACTATATATAGTATTAGGTGTTGACAAAATATTCATAATATGATATAGTTCATATTACTTATTCAGTAGCTTAGGCTGAGTAAAAGAATAACAATCTAAGCAAGTCATTTATATATTTCCTTTAAATAATCTATCAATTCTAATCAGCTTATCTAGGTAGGCTGACTATCCCCTTTTCAAACCATTTTAGTTTTTCTCTTTCTAATTTGGTTTTGTTTTAGCTCTATCAATAGCTCTATAATAAATATAAACAAGATCTGTATTTAAACAGACATATATACTTTTTAAAAAAGAGACTATCTAATACCTAGCAATACAAAGACTACAGTACAACAATAATGAGAACTAAAGAAAAGACTGCATAGATCCAAGTGCTAGATAAAGAATTAGATTGCCCTTCTATATACCTATGTACGCACGTACACGCACACGCATTTTGCAACATTGGATGCCACGAATCTTTTAGAACAAAGAGAACGGTAAGACGCACCTAGACAGCGTTAAGGATCTTGGCTTTGCTCAAGACAAACAGCTTCATCGTTTGGCTTGATCCGAAGGACAAGAAGCCTGGTCGCAAGAAACGCCCAACAACATATAAAACAACAAACATGGAAACAAAGTAATGGGATCAAAACCGAAGGTCGTACAGCAAGAGTCACCTGAAGAGATTGAACGTAAAGCTAAGGAATTAGCTCAGAAAGAATCTAATGAGAACTCAGCAGTAAGACGTAAAAACAAACAAAGTACAGCATTAGGCAGTTTGGTAGATGGTCAAACAGCTTTATCAGCAATCAGTCCACCAAGAACGAAGACAGGAACGTGATAATTAGATGAACGCACAACAACTATTAAAGCGTTTGTCCCAACTCAAAACAGATCGAATTAAGCACGAAGCTCATTGGAAGGAATGTTATAAATATTGCGCTCCTGAACGTCAGCAAAGCTTTACAGATGTAGCAGCATTAGCTTTAGAACAAGAACGTAAACAGGCTCGTACAGACCTCTTCGACACAACAGCAGTAGAAAGTATTCAACTACTTGTTAGCTCTATTGTTAGTGGTACTACAAGCCCTGTCAGTATTTGGTTTAAATCAGTTCCAAGCGGTGTAGATACACCTTCTCAGCTCACACAAGGCGAACAATGGTTAAGCCAAGTAGATCAATTCCTATTTAGAAATATTCATGCATCTAACTTTGATTCAGAAGTCACAGACTTTCTAACAGATCTAGTAGTGGCAGGATGGGCAGTATTGTATGCAGATACGAATAGAGACAAAGGCGGTTTTACATTTAATACCTGGTCTATTGGCAACTGCTATATCAGCTCAACACAAGCAAATGGGTTGATCGACACAATCTATAGGGAGTTTGAGTTATCAGCAGAACAGATCGTATCTGAGTTTGGAATAGACAACGTATCAGAAAAAGTTAAAACAGCATTAGAAAAGAAACCTGATCAGAAGTTCACACTTGTTCAAGCAATCTTCCCTAGAGACAGTAAGTTTGTTAAAGGTGAAGAAGGTAAACGTGTTTCAACATCAATGCCTTTCGCTTCATACACAATTGAATCTCAATCAAAACACATCCTAAAAGAATCAGGATTTGAAGAGTTCCCATGTGTGGTATCCCGATTCAAGAAGATACCTGACAGCCATTACGGTTTAGGTATGGGATCTATGGTGATCAGTGATGCTAAGACAGCTAACCAACTAACTAAACTATCTCTACAAACAGCAGAACTTAATTTGGGTGGCTTATGGGTAGCACAGCATGACGGTGTAGTTAATCCTAATACACTTCGTATTCGACCTAATGCAATCATTGCAGCAAACAGTGTAGACGCAATTAAACGATTGGATACTGGATCAGCTTCAGTAGGACTAGGACTAGACTTCCTTCAACACTTCCAAGCGAAGATTAAACGTACTTTGATGAGTGACCAATTAACACCTCAAGGCAGTTCACCATTAACAGCTACAGAGATCCAAGCAAGAGTACAGGTATATCGCAATCAATTAGGCGCAATTTTCTCTCGTATGCAATCTGAATACTTACAAGTATTACTTGAACGTACATGGGGATTAGCAATGCGTTCACAGGTACTACCACCTGCTCCTAAAGAGTTAATGCAAGCATCACGTATTAGTTTTAATTTCATCAATCCTATGGCTGCATCTCAAAAACTAGAATGGGTAACAGCGATTCAAAACTTGATGATGAACGTATCTCAGATTGCACAGATTGATCAGACAGTGATGGATAACCTAAACCTAGATGCAATGGTACAAGTCATGGCAGATGCATTATCTGTACCTGTAGAAGCGATTAGAACAGATGAAGAGATAGCAGAGTTAAGACAAGTCAAACAAGAACAACAACAAGCAATGCAAGAGCAACAACAACAGCAAGCTCTCATGTCACAAGTAGGTCAGACAGGCTTAGACATAGCTAAGGACCAAGCAAAGAACATGACACCTGATCAGTTAGGAGCAATGTTTGAACAGTAATAAATATCAAAGAGTTTTTACCAGTAACGAAGGCATAGACGTATTAGATGAACTCATTTCAATCTTCCATACCAAACTAGCATTTGATAAAGACTCAGCAACACAAACAGCATTTAATTTAGGTCAACAGGATGTAATCAACTTCATCTTGGCACGTATTAAAGAAGCAGAACAACCTAAGTAATGAGAATTAAAAAAGAGAAAAAGAATGACAGATAACTTAGAACAACAGCAAACAATTGAACAAGATACAACAGCATCTACAGTATTAAGTACAGTTAATGATAGCTCTATTGAAACAGCTATTCCTGAGAAGTTTAAAGTAACAGCAGAAGATGGATCAGTAGACTATAAAGCCACTGTAGCCAAGATGAATGAATCATACAGCTACCTGGAAAAGAAAGTAGGTACAGGAGAAGTCGCTCCTAAATCTGTAGATGAGTACAAACTAGAACGTGAAGACTTTGACTTTGAAGAATTTAAAGCAGATGAATCAAATAAAGAGTTTTTAACTGAAGCTCATAAGCATGGGATCACGAATAAACAACTCGACTTCCTCATTTCTGAATACGATAAACGTGCCGTCAACCTGGTATCCAATAGCTCACAGATAGATACGGATACAACAGTACAGACACTTCAATCTGATTGGGGTCAGGATTATGAGAAGAACATATTTAATGCAGTTAAAGCTGCTAGAGCATGTGGCATTACAGACGAACAGATCAATGATCCAATGATCGGCAATAACGTAGCCTTTATCAAAATGGGTGCTTACTTTGGATCACAGATGACAGAAGACAAGCCAGTATCAAACGGTACACCTGTCAACGTAGACATCCAATCTTTAATGCGTAGTGAAGCGTTCTTTAATCCTAAACATCCTGATCATAAGTCAGTGAAGGCTCAGATTGATTCGTATTACGACAGCCTAAGAAAGTAAACCAATAGCTCCTGAAGTGGCGTTCAGATAAAGCTTTAAGCCATACAGAGTCCTTGTGTAGAGCATGTGACCTGTATCACTTCTTATCAGCCCGATATGGATAACTGAGACAAACAACAAGCTCTACAACCACAATAAAAAATAGAGCTAATAATAGCTCTAACAAAACTAAAAAAACAATAAAAAATCTTAATTAAAAGGACACTTAAACAATGGCATATTCAAGCATTGATTCAGTATTTGTACGTCAGTACGCAGATACTTATGTAGCACTATTAGAACAAAAAGAATCTAAACTATTATCAACAGTAACCAATATTGGCTCAGTAACAGGTAGCTCATTTACTGTGAATGAAATGAGTACTTTAGGTGATGTACTGGCAACTCCTGATCGTTTCGGTAACACATCTTATGTAGATGCATCATTCGCTTCTCGTTTAGCAACAATGAATGACTTCTCTAATTTCAGTCGCCTGGCTATTCAGGATCTACCTAAATTAAAAGCTAATCCACAAGATCAACTATTAACTCGCTTACATTCAAAATGGAATCGCAAGGTTGATTCAGTTGTATATAACGCTCTTCTTGGTAACGCTCCACGTAAAGAAGTTGGTGCAGATACTTATACAAACGTAGCTCTTCCTGCTACTCAAATCTTAGGTACAACTACAGCTCCGATCACTAAAAAATTGCTTATCGACATCCGTACTAAGTTCACTAAAAACTTGGCTGACGATGAAGAAATCTATGTAACGTATAACGCTGACTTACTAAATGCTTTACTAGCAGATACGACTCTCACTTCAGCAGATTACCTTGCAGGACAAATGCTCCAACGTGGTGAGATCAGTAACTTCTTAGGCTTTAACTGGGTTCACTATGAAGGCATTACAGCAGCAGATGGTTTATCTGCAACAGGTGTGGCTTACACGAAATCAGCAGTAGAAGTAGGTATTAACTCTATCTCTCCATTAAAGATTGTAGAAGTTGAAACAGCTAACCGTTTCCACAGCATCGGGCATATCGAGTCCGTAGGGGCTGTTAGGACAAATGAACTCAAAGTAGTAGCGTTTAAGTTTAAGATTTAATAGCTCTATCTATAGATCTAACAAAAAATCAAAGCTCCTTATCTGTAACAGGGTAGGGGGCTTTCAATACCTAATAATAACAATAACTAAGGAAGCTACATGACGACAAAGACAGACATAGCAAATCAAGCTTTATCTTTAATTGGAGCAGATTCAATTACAAGTTTTGAAGAGAACACAAGTACAGCTAGACGTATGAGAACAGTCTATGATTCAAGTCGAAAAGCACTACTTAGACTTCATCCTTTTCAATGCTCAACCAAGCGCATTAAGTTAAATCCAATCTCAACTCAACCTGAGTTTGGCTATTCATATCAATTCCAATTACCCGATGATCTAATCAGAATCATCAATGCAAATACAGAAGACTATGTTGTAGAAACAGATAGACTTCTTTCAGATCAATCAGAACTTAACCTGGTCTATGTATTCGATAACAAGAATGAAGAAACATACGACAGCCTATTTATTGAATGCTTAATCCTTTATCTAGCATCAAAGATCACTAAAGCTGTAACAGGCTCACAAGGCACAGCAGACAGCTATTACATGCAATGTCAGGAGCTTATCAAGCAGGCAAAAGCAGTACAGGCACAAGAAGTACCATCACAACAATTCTTTAAAGATTCAGACTATTCACTGATCAGAGGTCGCTAATATGGCTAAGATCAACCTAATTAAAAACAACTTCACTTCAGGCGAACTAAGTCCACATATATGGATGCGTACCGATCTACAGCAATATAGGAACGGCACAAAAGAGATGCTGAACTTTCTTCCAATTGTAGAAGGGGGCTTAAAGCGTAGAGGTGGTACGGCAGTTACAGCAGTAACAGAAGGAGCAGTTAGAATCCTTCCATTCATTATCAGTCATTCAGTAGCCTACCTACTTGTTTTTAAAGCTCTATCAATAGATGTATTGGATAGCAACGGAACATTAATTAAAAGCCTAGTAACTCCATATACAGTTCAAGATATAAAAGAAATTAACTATACACAAAATAGGTATCAATTCTTTATAGCACACAGCGAGCATCCATTAGCCTGGGTAAGAGCTTCAGAAGACTTAACCAATTGGGCTTATGATGAATTTGATTTTTATGTACCGCCACTGGAAGAAGTGACTACTCCAACATTACCGCTTAAACCAAACGAAAAGAATGCAGGAAAGACAGTAACATTAACTGCTTCAGCTTATGCTGTATATGACAGTACTAAGCGTTATCAGGTGGGTGATATTTGTCATCATACAATTAGCGGTACAAGGTATTACTTTAGAGCTAAAAAGATCACTCAAGGAAATACACCCACATTAGGACAACCCTCTCAAGGTGGAACAATACCAGATGAGTATTGGGGTACAACTTCTGTAACAGAAGCACAAGCTTTTACAGCAGCAGATGTTAATAAATTTGTATTTATCAATGAAGGTATTATACGAATAGATAAGTATGTCAGTCCAAGTACAGTACTCGGTGAGATTCTTTTAAAACTAAATACTGATATTGAAGCTATAGGCAATAGCTGGACTCTTAAACAAGACATCTTTGAAGTCAATCTAGGGTATCCAAGAGCCGTGACAATGTATCAGCAGCGTCTTGTGATAGCAGGAACTAAAACCTATCCAAACTATGTATGGCTGAGTAGGGTAGGGGATGTAACAAACTTCCTTCCAACAGTAGCAGATGGAGACAGTTTTACAGTATCAGCAAGTTCAGACCAATTAACCAACGTACTACATCTAGCTCAATCAAGAGGTATATGTGTAATGACAGGGGGATCTGAATTAGTCATCAGTTCACAGAATGCAATGACACCTACTAATACTTCAATCCTAGAACATACAAGTTTTGGGTCAACAGAAAACATCAAGCCATTGAAAGTAGGATCAGAACTTATCTTCGTACAACGTGGAGCAGAACGAGTCCGTACATTGCTCTATGACTATTCCATTGACTCACTAACATCTTCAGAACTGACAGTATTAGCAAGTCACATTGCTAAGAAGAATGGTGGTTTTAAAGAGATGGTATATTGTGCTGAACCTGATTCTATTATTTGGTTTGCATTAGGCAACGGAAAATTAGCAAGCCTAACACTGAATAGAGAGCAGTCAGTTATAGCATGGTCAACACATGATATAGGTGGAACAGTATTAAGCGTAACGTCATTACCTTCTACGACTGGATCTGACAGACTTTATTTTCTAGTCAATCGAAATGGAACAGTACAGATTGAACAGATGAAGGAAGAGCTGTTATTAGACTCAGTAATCAAAGTCAACGTACAGCATAACAATCCTTGTATCATCGAACATACACAGATTGGCGTATTAGGAAATGATGTAGCTGCTTATTACAAAGACGGCAATTCAACCTACTCACTTCCAATCTTAAACAGACAAGGCAATACATTAACCATTGATTGTGATCCATCAGTCCATCAGGTCTATATAGGTCGCAAGTTCACATCGAGAGTAAGTTTATTTGCTCCTGAGCTACAAGGTAGTCCTGCAACATCAAGTCCAAGCATTATCAAGATCAACCATATCAACCTGTATCTATATGAATCTCTCAATCCTACAGTGAATGGGGAGATGGTCGAGCTGAAGCAGTTTACAGAGAACTTATTTGAAGCTCCTAAACCCTTTACAGGCAATAAGAGAATCGAGATGAACGGATGGGCTGACTTTGACAGCTTTAAACTAATCATTGAACAATCTGAACCATTACCGCTTCATATAACAGCTGTAGTGATGGAACAGAACATTAATGAAAGGTAATATAAACTTATTAAAAATAAGAGTATTACCTCAATGTCTAACATGGATATCATAAAAATATTTGCAAAAAATGCAGGTATAGCTGTAGCAGACTCACTGACCTTCAATATGGGGAGTGCTATAAAAAATAGTGCCGCAGAAATAAAAGAATATGCCAAGCTAACAAATGACGCTCTTTATTATCTGCAAGTTAAAACCTTTCTTGAAACACTAGATTTAGACCAAGAAGAAGTAAACCGCTTTTTAGAAGATAACCCAGATAATCAAAGATTGGGCATAGAGGTTTTTAAAATATTAGAGAAGACATTCCTCGAAAAGCAGGCAATTTTTATGGCAAAAGCCTTTGAAAGATATGTAAAAAAACAAATTTCAGAAGAAAAGTTAAATCAATACTTTCACGTAATAGAACAGCTTAATCAGCATATCCTGACTCAAATAGAGCGAGATTTATACAATGTGGAAAATCATACAGAACAAGGGCTTCCTCGAACAGGTGATGATCTAAGCACGATGGCGTTTACTTCTATCGGTGCTTCTAAAAATCAAGTACTACAAACACTAGGGTTTCTTGATCAAGAAACTAAAGAGCAGCCACTTACATTCTCAGGTAGCATCAAATCTGAAACTATTTATAAAAGAACAGGACTATACCTTGATTTTTATCAAGATCTTATTGAAGAGGAATAATGTACACAGTAGAACACGCAAAAATTTTAGACATTCCTGAGCTGTTAGAAATAGCAGTTCAATTTTGGAATGAATCTCCAACATACTCACAGCGTCCAATGGACCTAGCAACAGTTAAAACACATCTTCAAACTTTAATACTGTATCCATCACAAGGATGCGTACTCGTCTGTAGAGATGAAACAGGAAAGATCTTAGGCGGTTTTGTAGGTGGACTAACGAGAGAATGGTTTAGTGCTACAAGCCTTATGGCTTTTGATTACTGTTTATTTGTTAGCTCTAATAATAGAGGTAGTAAAGTAGCTTATATGCTTGTCACAGCTTTTATTGAATGGGCTAAAGAAGCAGGAGCAACAATCATCCAATGTGGCACAGCAACTAAGATCAACACAGAAAGAACAATAAGCTTCTACAAGAAGTTTGGCTTTGAACATACAGGCTCATTTCTTGAGATGAAGCTATAAAAACATAATAAAAATAATAATGAGGTAAGTATGGCAGCAGCAGGAGCAGCAGCAGTCGCTATGTGGGTGAGTACAGCTTTAGCAGCAGCATCTACAGCTTATGCAGCAGTTAGCGCACGTAACCAAGCTAAAGCACAATCTAAACAAGCAGAACAAAATGCTAGAAATGCAGAAAGTGCAGGAAGGGTAGAAGCTTCTCGTATTCGTGAACTAGGAAAGAAACAAGCATCAGCAGCTCAAGCTCAGATGGCAAGTAACGGACTAGATCTGAATGCAGAGAATACAGTCGTAGATGTAATAGAAGACGATATTAGTTTGAACTCATCTAAAGATGCCTGGACATCATTCTTTAATGCTAAGAATCAATCAGCACAATATAAAACAGATGCTTCAACTTATAAGGCTCAAGCTCGTAACGCTACAGTAAGCGGTATCTTAAATACAGGATCAACGATCTTATCAGGTGCAGGACAAGCTTCTCAAATGAGCAAAGCATCAACTACAACTCAACCTGTATCAAACATCCAATCTAATTCATTAACAATGGATACAAGTAGACTTAAACAAAATGCTTCAGGGTGGGCTTAATTATGGCAAAGATTCCTTTAGGTAACTTTGGTAATGTGATGCCACAAGCTCAACCTGGTCGTGTATTAGATTCAGGAGCAGGACAAGTTGCTCAAGCAGTTGGGAACTTGGCTCAAGTAGGTCAACAATACGCTATCAAAGAACAGAAGATCCAAGATGAAAAGGATCAGTATCAGTTCAACATTGAAGCTTCTAAATATGGAGCTGAGTACCAGGACTATATTACTGAGACTAAACAGAAATTAGTTACAGGTGAGTTTGATGAAGCTATAGCTAAAAGCTATTTAAGACAACGTACAGATGAACTTGCTCAAAACTATGTAGGTCGTATTCCTGAGAAGCAGAAAGAACGATTCAACTTCTATTCAGAAAAGATGTATAACGACTCTCAAGCAGGCATTAAACCATTGGCTTTTGAAACAGAACGTAGGTTCATCAATGCAGACTTTGAACAAGTAGGAGAAGCTACGCTTAAACTTGAAAATAGGGATCAGGCTTTTGCATTATATGAAGATACAGTTAAACGTAATCCTGTATTAACGCCTGAACAGCGTACAGAGTCACTTCAGAAATGGAATGAACGTAGAGATCTATCAGATGGTAAGGGTGTACTTAGTAACCTAGAAGCTCAAGAAGATATTACAGCTCTACAGGAACTACATAAGAATGTAGATACAGTCTTTCCTCACATGAAAATTGAGACTAGAGATGCATATAAGGCAAATATTGAATCAGCTATTAGCCGTATTAATAGAGGTATTGAAATTAAAGCTAAGGAGCTGGATAAGGAACATGCACAGCTAACCAAAGACTTTGTAGCAGATGCTTTTACAGGCTATCCACTATCTGAAAGTTTGGTTAATCAAACACTAGAAGCAGTAAAAGGAACAAAGTATGAGTCAGAAGTCAAAGAAGCGATTGCTTTAAATAAAGACGCTCAAAAGTTTAGAGATGCTTCACCAATTGAACAGGAACGTAGTATTGCAAGACTGACTTCAGAACTGGAAAATACACCACAAGAAGATGCGACTCTCTTACAGAAGAAGTTAAACGTATTCAAAAGCATTGCAGTTACATCTAAACAACGAGCGAATGATGATCCTGTAGCTTCAGTACAAGCTCAAACAGGTCATAAGCTTTATACCGTTACTCCTGAACAAATTGGAACAGGTCAAATTGACTTTAAAAAGGCTCAGATAACAACAGATCTACTAGCAGATCAAAAGAAAGCAAATGGTGGCGTAGGCTCACTGCTCCAATGGAATAAGTCAGAACGTACAGCATTCAAAGATCGTTATTTTGATGCAACGCCTAAACAACAGAAGGCAATGCTAACCGATCTAACCAAAATGGCAGGAAAGAATAAAGATGCTCAAAAAGAGTATTTCAGCCTAATTGGTGGTGAAAAGAATGCTTATGACTATATGGGTATCGCTAAACTTAACCAATTAGATATTACCTTACACAATACCAATATCCGAGCAGCAGAAGTTGCTTTAGAAGGAAAGCAGATCCTCAATGCAGGACAAGCTTCTGTACTTGGCGTAGAGAAAGAGTTTCATAATGCGATTCAATCTGAATTTGGCAATGCTACAGCGATTGGTACAAATGAACATCGAGCTTATCAAAACTTAGCTTATTCCATTTATCTAGGACTCGCTAAACGTGGTGAGAACATCATTAAACGTGATGAAAAAGGTAATCCACTGATCAATAAGGAAATGGCTAAACAAGCATTCGATATTGCTACAGGAGGAACGTATAAGCAGAAGTTAGGTAAAAATACTAATTACATCTTTATGCCGTATGGCTTTACTCAAACAAGCTTTGAAGATCATATTAAAAATCATTTCAGAACTGAGTATCGAAAAGAGACAGGCTATCTTCCTCCTGACGAAGACATTTTAAAAACACACGTAGTACAACCTGTACCTAATGCTACTGGATGGTTCATGTTCTTACAGCCTAATGGCAAAGTAATGAAGAATCCTAAAACAGCAAAACCGTACATTATGAGAATTTGGAAATAACAAGGATAAAAAGATGGGCTTATTAAGTGGAGAATTTACAGAACAAGACTTAGCCTTTGATGAAACGAAATTAACAGATCCTAAGAAGTTCAAACGTGGAACACTATCTGACATCGGACTAGGAGCAGTATCAGGTGTCGCTAAAGGTGTTACATCCGTATCTAATGCTGCAAGCCGATTTGTAGAAGGTGATGAAGTTGCAGATAAACGTATGCAACAAGTGAATGAAGCCTTTACTCCGCTTAATCAAGGTCAAGCAGGACAAGTCGCTTCTGGTATTACTGAAGTTGTAGCAGCAGGTACGGTAGGCGCACCATTAGGACCTTATGGAATGGCTACTACAGTAGGCTTAGGTACAAGAGCAACAGAACATACCAAACTTACACAGCAATTAGGTGTAGATCAGGAAACAGCAGATACAGCTTCTAATATTTATGGTGCTACGAATGCAGCTTTAGCTTTTCTACCTGTATCCAATGTATTTAAAAAGTCTCTAGTAGCTGACTATGCAGCCTTAGTAGTAGCTCCAACAGCCGTAGGACAAGCATCTATTTATGCAGAAGGAGCTTATTTAGATGGTAAGGGATATGAAAAACAAGCTGAACAATACAAAGATATGGCTACAGATCCTACAGCGATTTTGATGAATTTGGGTATTGGTACAATTTTCTTTGCAGCAGGACGTTATATGAATGCTAAAGGGAATGCAGACTTACCTGAAGCAGAAGTCCATAAAGCTGAAGCAGATTTGAATGCAACAGTTGAACAAGCTCAAGCAGATGCAGATATAGCGAGTATGCCTAACGTAGCAGAGACAGTAGATGATCTAGCTCAACATCAAACTAATATCAATCAAGCGATTGAACAGGTGATGAAAGGGGAGAAGGTCAACATAGCAGAAGCTACAGGTGGTCAACTTAAAACCTTAGATGATGTAAAGAAGTATCTTCAAACTAATCATAATGTTGTTTCAAGTAATAAACAAAACAATAGCTCTAACAATACAGTTAATAAAATTGATATTAAAGCTCCTGTAGCTCCCAAGAAAGATCAACTTGTTAAAGATACATATCAACTTGCACAAGCAGCAGGATTCAGTCCTGCACAAGCTAGAGCTTTGATAGGGGAGTTAGGGAGAGAGAACGATTTTAATATCAGTACGATGTTTGGTTTCCATAAAGATGAAGCGAATCATAAACAGAATGGTGGTATCTTTAGTTGGCAAGGTGATCGAGCTAAAGCTTTACAAGCACACATGACAGCTAAAGGTTTAGTAAATGCAGATGGAACATTTAAACGTACTAATGAATCATTACAGGCTCAATTCGAATTTCTAAGAAAAGAAATAGAAGCTAATCCTAAATGGAAACAATCTTTCCTCGATAAAAAGAATATATCTAATAATGAAGCTAGAGCTGCTTTAGGTGGTACAGGATCAGTTATCGGATGGGCTAGAGGTCAGTCTAAATTAAAAAGTGGTAAAGCTTTTGATTGGCAATCACATGAAGCTAGAGCGAATAACTATTCCAATATGGTAGATGGTCAACCTACAAGCCATGTTTTTGAATCTGCAACAGAATCAAATGTAGAACAAGCTCCTATTAAACCTGAATCAAGCTATGAAGGTACAGTAGATCGTTTAGACCTAGATAACCTTCCTGAAGTAGATGATTTGTTTATCAGTCCACACGATATAGCTGCTTTTGAACAAAAAGGTGCATGGAACGAAGTAACAGGAGATCTGACAACAGAACAGCTAGACCTTCCAAACATGGTATTAGATGAACATGGAAATCTAGTTCCTGATCTTCCTGATCCAAACTACAAACCTATGTCAGATGCAGAACTCAGTAAATTGATTGATGATGTTTTTGCAGAAAGTGAGACTGTATCAGTACCTCATACATCAAATACGATTAAAGTGAAGGATAGGATAGATGATCCTGCAAAAGAGTTTAAACCTGACGAAAGCATTGCAACAGACTGGAAAGAGCGTCAACGATGGGAAGACAATAAATACCATAAAGAACTGACACGTACTTATAAAGACAAGGATGGAAATACAGTTCAAGAGCTTCAATATCGTGGCTCATACGTGCGTAGAACGGTAGATGATGCACATCAAACTAAATCTATTCACGTAGGACGTTCAAATAAGAGTAATTTTGTAGACCATAAAGGCAATAAAGAACTAGAAACAGCCTTAGATCGTATCTTTGATGAAGGTCGAGCTTTTGGATACCTATCTCAGATTCCTAAAGGGCAGCAGACTATAGATAAATTAATTGCTAATCCTGACCTGGTTATCTCTTCTAAAAAGACAGGTGAAGATCTGACAGCAGCTCAATGGAAAGACAAACTAATCCGTGAACAAGACAATATACAAATGATGGCTAAAGCAATGAGTACCTTAGCCAAGTGTGCATTAAAACAAGCAGCATAAAAAGAATAAGAGAATTGAATGAAGAACAAATGTAAATCAGCCGTAGAAGCTGAATTAGGACGAAAACTATCTGATAAAGAAGCAGATCTGTTAGAACAACAATTTATCAAAGCAAGTCGTGAACTTCCTTCCGAAGACATTAAAGCCTGGAAGAGTATGTCAGACGAAGAACGTGCTGAAGCAATTGCAGATCGAGCAATCAAGAACTATACCGATCAGCATATTAAAGAAGTAACCAATCTTGTTAATGATTTAGAGATCCGTGAACAATTGGTCTATGAACTGACCTCTCATTCAAAGCTTAATCCGTTAGAAGCCATGAATCGCAAATTGGTTATGCATACTGATCAATCAGGTATTCAATCAGTTGAACACAACATACAGGCTATTGAAGTTCGATATATGGGAGCTTTGGCAGATGTATTTACTAAAACTCAAAAAGGCTTAGGCTATTTAATAGATGCAGATAAAGTAAAACTTTTAGTTAAAGAGATCTTTGGCAAGCCTTCAGGTGATACAGAAATTGCAGGACTAGCTAAGTCAGTACAAGACACATTAGAACAGCTCAGACTCCACTATAACCGTTATGGCGGTGATATTAAGAAGCTTGCTAACTACGGTATTCCTCAATCTCATAGTCATTACAAAGTCATTCAGGCAGGACAGGACGCGTGGGTTAAGTACACATTACCTTTAACTGATAGATCCAAGTACAGAAAAGAAGATGGTAGCCGTATGACTGAAGCTGAAATAGCTGAAGTTCTAAAAGCTGTCTATCACACCATTGCATCAGAAGGACATAACAAGGCTTCAGTACAGGCTCACTTGGTTCAATCGGAAACAGATCTACCTGTAGGGATGAATATGCAGGGGCTTCACCAACATCATAGGGAAGTGCATTTTAAAGATGCGGATGCTTGGGTGAAGTATCAAGAAGACTTTGGAGAAGTAAATTTCCATGATCTGTTATCTAACCATGTAAGACGTATGGCAACAGAAATTGGACTCATGCAGACGTTTGGTAGCAATCCTGAAAAATTAGTCAAACAACTTGGACATGATCTGCTTAATCAGATGATGCAAGATCCAAAGTACGTTAAAGAACATCGTAAGATTCAAAAGCAAGCAGCTCTAATTAACAAGCACTATGATGAATTAGCAGGACAAGCTCTTCCAATCGACAGCAACTTAGCTCAAGTAGGCGGTATGCTCAGATCATGGACCGTTGCTACTAAGATGGGTAGTGCTTTTATTACAGCATTCTCAGATCAGGCAACTATGAAATTAGCTTCAGAAATGCATGGAATGGCTTATTCAAAAGTATTCGGAAAACATCTAAAACAGTTTGCCAATAAAGAAGACAGAGACTTTGCTATCTCTATCGGACTCGGTGTAAGGGAAATGACCAATGCCCTTGTGCGCTTCGGTGATGACGATTTAGCATCAGCTTCTACTAAACTAGCTAAAGCCAATACCAATACAAGAAAGATTGCAAATGCAGTTATCAGATCTTCAGGCTTAAACCATATTACAGCTTCAGCTAAACGTGCTTTTGGTGTATCCCTTATGCATCATGTATCTAATCTGAACTCAGCTAAGAAATGGGCTGAACTTGGACCTAAAGATAAGAAGATGCTTGAAGGTGGTGGTATCACTGAACATGAATGGAATGCTCTTCAACTTGTTACAAGAACAGAAGCTCCAACAGGTGAAAAGCTTATAACCAATCAAGACATATTTAAAATGTCAGATGAAGATATTCTTAACTATTACAACTTTGATAAAACAGGCTATACAGCTCAAGAACTAGCTGACCATGCTTTCAGATTAAAAGAACAGTTAGCAAATAAATATATGAATCATGTTTATACAGAGACTAATGCAGCGGTTCTTGAGGTCGGGGCTAGAGAAACTACTATGATGGGTCTAGGTCGTGAACGTGGAACGATGACAAACGAATTAACTAGATTCTTTATGCAATTTAAACAATTTCCGCTTGCTATGATTACACGTCAATGGACTAGAGCTATGGCTCAAGGTACACCACAAGAGAAGTTTGTATATCTAGCTAAGTTATTTGCTTATACAACCTTTATGGGTGCTATCGTTGCTCAGATCCAAAACCTAACACAAGGTAAAGATTTAGATGATCCTACAACACTAGATTTCTATTTAAAATCAATAGTTAAAGGAGGGTCTGCTAGCTTCTTGGCTGATGCTTTGAGCGCAACAGCCGATCCTACAGAGCGTAGTGTTAAGGACTTTATTATTCCTGCTGCTTTTAAAGATGCAATGAGTCTCGGAACAATGGTATCAGGTGCAGGAGAAGCCTATTTATCAGAACGTGAATCAAGCTATGGAGCTGAAGCTATTAATGTGGCTAAGAACAATATACCTTTTCAGAACGTATGGTATTCGAGACTCGTATTTGACCGTTTAGTGATTGCAGAGATGCAGGAACTATTCGATGAAGGGTACAGAGAACGTAAACAACGTAGACAAGAAAACAATCATAACACTTCATATTGGTGGGATCTTGATAATGATTCTATAGAAGCTCCTGACATCAATATTAAAGAGTAATAGTATATAATTCAAAAACATCAACTAATCCAAAAATGCCATGAAAAAGTTTTTAATTATTCTAACAATTATGTGTTCTTCATCTAGCTTTGCTGGATTACCTGAAATGATGAAGATATATAAAAATCCTTCATTAGCTCCTAATACAGAATATTGTGCAGTCACAAACAATAACTGTAAGGCTTTTACAGCACTCGCTAAACAGTGGCAAAGCATACCTTCTAGTTATCGTTATAAGGGTGAATGGAATATTAAAAAAGATGCAGCAGATGGTGATGCATATAGTTTAAATAAAGGTTTTTATCTCTATACAGATAGATCAAATGAATTATCCGAAGGTGGTGATGTTTATTACGATTTTTCTAATCCTAAAAAAGAAGCTGTATATGCAAGAGGTTTAGCTGTACTTATGTATATTGAAGATAAAAATGGTTGGACCAAAGACTAAAACACTAAAGGCTAGATTTACTAGCCTTTTTAACAATAAAAATAATAGAGCTATTAATAGAACTAAAATAATGAGCAAAATAGAAGAATATAAGTCAGAGCTAGTCCGTATTCAGGATATAGCCATACTCGATACAGTTGATCTAGTTGAACGTGCTAATGACTGTGACAAAGAAACGAAAGTAGGTAGAGGTGATGCATTTTGGCTATATAAGTCTGCTAACCAAACACTCGCTATAGCAGCACGTATCGAACAGCTACTTGAAAACCGTAATAAGACACAAGCAATAACAACGACAGAAGAAGAAGAAAAACAAAAAGAAGCTGAAGCTGAGAAGCTCCTTCAATCAGTTCGTAAAGAGCTGACTAAACGTAAAAAGGGTACTAAAAAGGATGGCAAAGAAAGCTAATACAGCTAACTTTGTTGAGTTCTATTTGATGTGGGGTCTAGTCAATCAATGGCAGATTCCCGACTTCCATATAACAGTTTGTGAGTGGCTTGAAGACTTTGGCAATTTAGGTTTGCTCATGCTTCCTCGTGGTCATGCCAAGTCCACCATATTAGATGTATATAACGCATACAGACTATATAAGAATGCAGATGAATTAATACTCCATCAAGGAGCGACAGATCCCGATGCTTATAAATGTAGTCGTGGAACTCAACAAGTATTAGAAAAACATCCCTTAACTTGGAATAAACAGAAAGCAAAGGGTGAAACACAGAAATGGTGGATACACGGATCTTCAGACGTTAAGCATGGCAACTTACATGCTAGAGGTATCTTATCTAACGTCACAGGCGCACGTTCTACCTTCATTCAAAATGATGACGTAGAAACACCAACTACTACAGCTACTCCTGAATCAAGAGAGAAGCTGAGATACCGATTATCAGAACAAGTCCATATCCTTGTACCTGGTTCACAACGACTCTTTATTGGAACTCCGCATAGCTTTGACAGCTTATATACACAGATCCAAGAAGCAGGGGCTAACTGCTTAATCCTTCGCATGTTCCAACATGAAGCACGCTTTACTTCAGGAGAGCTAGAAGTCTCAACTACATTTAAGCCTGAATACCTGTTTAGTGGTATTGGTACACAAGCTAAACTATTGAATGAGTATGACGATTATAAAGTTGAGAAAAGGGAACATGACTACTTAATCAAGCTGACAGCTAAACATGGCTTACTCGATGTATATGCAGATGCTTTATGGTCAGATCGTTTCACTCCTGAAGTGATGGAAGATCGTAGAAAGCAATGTAATACAGTCAATGAATGGGATAGCCAATATCAGCTCCATGCTAAGCCTGTAGGTGAGATCCGATTAGATCCTGACAGACTCGTACCTTATGACGAAGAAGTAACCTGGCATAGAGCCAATGGACAGACTCAGATGCTTTTAGGCGAGAAGAGGATAGTCTCAGCTACTCTAAAACTAGATCCATCATCAGGTAAAACTAAGTCAGATGTATCAGCAGTTGCTTTGGTCCTTCAGGATGAGAACGGAAAACTGTACTGGCATAGATCAGTAGCCTTAACAGGTGAAATAGCAGTTACAGATGACAAAGGACAAATAGTAGGTGGTCAAGCTTATCAATTAGCTGACATCGTAGAAGAGTTTAAGCTTCCTTCAATAATCGTAGAGACTAATGGAATAGGTGGTCATGTACCTTCAATTCTTAGATCAGTATTCAAGAAACGAAATATCTACTGCGGTGTACGTGAATTACATGAAACTCAAAATAAAAATAAACGTATTTTAGGCACACTTGAAGCTCCGTTATTAAGTGGCTACTTATATGCACATCAATCTGTTTTACAAGTTAATGGAACAGATAGTCCTCAAGTAAAAGAGATGCGCTTATTTGATCCTTCTGTAACGAATAACAAGGATGACTATGTTGATAGTTTAGCAGGAGCAATTTCTGCGGAAGCCGTCCGTATTGGTACACACAATCACTATCCAACATATAACCATAACAACAATTGGCAAGCTTCTAATCAATATTCAGAGATGAAACTTGACTTTTAATAATAGCTCTATTAATAGAGTTAAAAACAATAAAAATTAAAACCTAATTAGGAATGAAAATAACAATGACAGTACAACAAATTGTACCGTATGCAAAATACGTAACGAATGGTGCTGACTCAGTTTATACAGTAAATTTCTTTATTGAAGATAAGGAAAATTTATTTATTAAATTGAATGATGTAGTCGTTCATGCTAACGACTATAACTATCTAAAAGATGTAAACGGCATAGAATTCCATACCCCTTTATTAGCTAATCAAAAACTAGAAATATTCAGGAAAACAAAGCTAGAAAGAACAACAAATTTTGAAAGCTTTAATAATACTTTTAGACCTGAAGTTCTAAATAAAGACTTAGATAAAATTTGGTTAAACTTACAAGAGCAGAGTCATAAAGTTGATCAATATGATCTTGACTACACTTATTCAGTCAGTACAGCTAATCAAGCATTAAAAGAAGTTAAAGATGCTCAATGAACCGTACCGGGTTTGTCGGAGACATTTTTATTTAAGTTAGGCCACGTGACCTAACGGGTTAATCTTATCATAGTACATTGCTTCAAAC